AGTTGCCGATGACCCTCAAATCAGTTCCGACTGTCGCTTGCTCTGCGACAAAGAGATTGCCAGTCGTTTTCGTAGTGGCATCAGCATTATAACTCAAAGTGCCACTGGCTGCGACAGGCGTAGTCTGCTTGATCGTGAAAGAGAACCCGTCCGGGCTTGTGACTGTGATGACTTGCTTCCCGGTGTACGCAGGATTAGATGCCGTGACATTCAGGTGCATCCCGGTTTTTAGGCCGTGAGCGACAGCGGTCACATTAGCAGTAATGCCGTCAGAAGAAGTGAAAGTCTTGCTAGTAACTGTCAACCCGTTGTTCGGATTGAGGTCGATATCCTTGTTCGTCTTGCCGACGACCTGATCCACTGTCAGCGTGTCGATTGTCGATGTAGCCGCCGTGATAGGAATACCACTATTAAGGAGGTCGTTGACTGTCGTCTTGCGGAGGCTGGTGGTGGACGCATCGTGCAACAATACGCTATCGCCGGAGGCGACAGTAAGCGCAGCTAGCGAAGACTGGTCTGTGATAGCACCAGGGAGCAGGGTCGCGCCGTTCGTTTGGTTGTTCAGGCGAGCTGCCGTGACCTGTTGCCCATCGGCGTAGGTTTCTGGGGATTGGAGTTGAGCCATTTATTTAGTAGATTGAGTCATATGTCCAGGGATGACAGCCTCGACAGTCACCGACCTGATGGACGGGCGAAGGTTCTTGGAATTGAACTTAATCTGCGAGTAATACCCGGACTTGCGAGTCGGGATGCGAAGTGTGATATCCTCGTCTGTCGCAGACCCGTAGGAGTTCAGGAGTGTCGTACTGTCAGGATTAACTGTGATGGCGGTGATATCAATCGCGCCACCGGCAGGGAACTCCATATCCACTTGCATACTGGAGAACCGCTTCTCACGATTGGTCTGGAAGGAGTAAGCCCGCGTAATCAGTTCAGCGTCAATGCGGATCGGAGTGAAGGTAAGAGGGCTTAGTGTGGTCGGGATGTAGAACGGGATGACAGGGGTTCCGTTAGCCACGCCGAACTCGTCATAGTCCAGTTCTTCAAGGAGGAAGATGCCCTGCTTGTCGTTCACCATGAACAGCCGTCGTCGCTTGCCCTTCTTCGCTACCACGAAGTCCATAAATGACAGCGTTGCGGCCTTGGCAAAAGTGCAGGGAATGAAAAGGCCAAAAAGCCAACTAGAGCCAGTCCAGGGATCGACAGGGAAAGCAGACCTAGGAACCTCAATCGTAAAGACATTGGCATCAACAGTCCTTGTCATTCTCTCGGTGACTTTGTATGTGCCGCTAGGAACTACATACCCATTGTTAAGTCCGAATGTGCAATTAACATAATCGCCCCTAACAAGGCCGTGAAGAGGCGCTGTGTGCTTCTGAATGACGATGTAGTGGAACTCGTTATCAGGAGGGATTTGAAGCAAACTAGTCGTGGTTGGAACCTTGTCGTTTTCGATACTGGCGTTCACCGGGTAGGTATCGACCGACTCCCAAGCCTTGTTGATGAAGTTGTACACCAAGACGGCGTTATTAATCTCACTGTCGTCCAGCGGAACGGCTAGGTAATAGCGGTTCTCGAAGTAGGTAGCCACAGCCTTGTCCACGGCATTGAAGTTGATGCGCTCGATTACATCGGAGATAGGCGCAGACAGCGGTTCAGCGATGGTCAGGAGTCGCATCCCTTCAGGGGTATTGCCAGCCCCGTTGCCAGCGCCAGCCGGGTTAAGGATGTACACCCCGTTGTCCGAAAGGAACAAGATGCCACCGCCAGCCTGGACGATAGACCCCTTGGCGATGCAGCCTACATCCGAAGCCAAGGACTTGATATAGGAGTTATCTTCGCTCGCCGGATCGCCTAGTGAGTTAGCGCCGACACCAGCGGAAGCATAGAAGATGCTGTTCCGCATAAAGATGACGAACTCATTTAGCGTCCAGGGACAGATGGCTACGAGCGTGTCAGAGCTGCCGTCATTAATCGTGAATACATCCAGAGCAGACCAATGGTTATCCTGAAGGTAGTGGCTTACTTCAATGGTATTGCGATCCGTCTGGACGATGTGGCGGTTGCCGTAGTAAAGGGCGTGACGGCTGTTCGGGTAGTTCGTGTGCGTCCCTACGCCGGGAATTGCGATGGTCGAAGCGCCGTCCCATCGAAGGACTGTCTTGTTGAAGCCGCGCAGGATGTACACATAGCCGACACCCTGAGCCTGATAGAGTTCGACATCATCCGTTGACGCAATCGTCTCACCAGATGGGAAGTTGACCTTAGCCGAAAGACTTTCGGTATCCGGGTTATAGGTGAACAGCCCGTCTGATACGACCATCACGATGAGTTCCGTTCCGTCCGCAACTGTGTAAGCACAAGTCCCGAAGACGGACTGACCAACAAGAGCGCCAATGGTCAAGCGTTCAGCACCCTTACGGATACGGGCAACGCCGCGATCCATACGGATGTTCTGAGCCTTGGAGACATAGTTCTTACCCAGATTGACCGGGTTGTCCCTGGAGTTCAAGCCGATGAACCCTTCGTCACCATCGACTGCGTACTCCCGTGTTGGCATTACTTACTTACCCGTGATGGAGTGCCAGATGGCGATCAGTTTGCCGGAGTAGCGAGCGCCGACATAGACACCGCCAAGGAAGGACAGGGAGAGGAGGAGCAGGGTAAGCATATTATTCGATTTCGGGGATGACTTCCACTTTGACCAGAGGACCGAGGTCAACTGGGGTCTGGGCTTTCTTGAAGGTGACAACGATTTCAGAGGCGTTGAAGTACGCCTGTTCGCCATTGAACGCAGGGAAGACAGCCTTGAGGAGTGCGTTGCCGTCCCCGATGAGGAGCAGGGAGGTGATTTTATATTTAACCATTGGTCGTAAAGACTTTGGGGTTTTGGAAAAATAAGTCCACTTGAGCGCCAGCAGTCGCTTCGTTCTGGATTTCAGTCTGCCACCAGACAATCTGTGACGAGTTTACATTTACGGCAGGGCCTCCGCTTGATGTTCCAAGAAGCGTTCCGTCAACATACAGGGAAATAGTCCCTGCTCCGTTTGAAGTGGCGGTGATTTCGTAGGTTCGGCTTGCCGCAGGGTTCCAAGTGACGGCGGTGGTCGTAAGGGTCGTGCCATCGTGAGCGATGATGTTCATTGTTCGGGTGGAGAAGTCCCATTCCCAGCCGTAGCCACTCTCGGCGAGCGTAGCAGGAACAGGAAACGTATTGAGTCTGCGTCCGAATACGGAACGCATCTTGACTCCTGCAACAGTAGAACCAAAACTCGCAGAATTAACCCTCACAGCGTGTCCGCTTGGTGTCGAGTAATTGACGGATAATGCCCCGCCATTTCCGGGCGTGTAAAGCGTGAAGCCTCTGGAAGCATATCCGGCGGTCGATGCGTTAGGGGCAATCAAGCGACCAGACATCGCCGTATAGGACGAGCCGATGTTTGAACCTGTTCCTGCCGCGAGGCTTGAAAGGTTGATGACATTCGGCGCCCAGATGTTGGTCGTCAGTCCAGCGACGCGGTAGTCAGCGGGATGGATGATGGTCGAAGCCGATGTCCCTGCGATTGCATCAGCATCAGTCGAAAAGATAGCCCCCGCCTCAGAGATAGTTACGCTCATTAGACGACAGCGTAGGCGAGGTGGACAGGCGTGGCGGCGGCAGAGGCAATCACCCGCACCACCCCGTTGTAGTTATCGAGGCTGATGTTGCCCTGCGGAGCAATCAAGATGCCAGCCGTCCCGGTGTCAGCCAAGATGACCTGAATGGTCGCCGTAGTGGACTTGTTCTGCACGATCACCACGACCCGGCGCTCAGGTGTCACGGCGGTGGCAAGCAAGGTGCTGGCCGATGTGCCAGCCGTCAAATCCTGATGGGTGAACCCACGCAGGAAGGGGGTAGAGAATGAGATGTTAGCCATTAGTGTGTTAGTAAGTTCTGATCATGTTGATGCGGATGCTCTGCTTCTGCTGACGGAAAATCTTGTCGATTTCCAAGTCCAGCATGCCCTGGGCCTCCTGCTCAGCGACCTGAGCCGCTTCAATCTGGAGCTCAGAACGCAGCCAATCGGCGTACATGCCGCGCGAGACGAACGTCCCGAAGATGTACGGGACTTCCTTCTTCGACCATTTCGCAGGGTGCGTCGCAGGGGACTGCCCAGCGGTCGTCGCCTCCAGGCACTCGTAGAAGTCTCCGTAATGAGGCTTACCGGGAACGGGCATGGTCGTACCAGTGCCGCTTCCGCTGTCGAAGTAAGCCTGTGCTCCCACTGCATAAGCGATGCTGGAACCCCAGACGTCACCGAACAGTTCAGGCTTCTTGACGCGGTATTCCCCCCAGACCGTCGAAGGGTCTGAGCCGAAGACCAGCTTCACCACGCTGCCATCGTTATAGATGCGGTAGGAGAGGGGCTGGGCTTTCGAGGTCAAAAGGGGGTCTTGGTCGTAGCAGTTCAGAACCTCGCCGGCGTCGGCAGGGATTGCGGCGGTGACGGTACCCGTGGTACCATCGACGGTGAACTGCGAAACGCGAACCAAGTCAGGCCAGTCCTGGGACTCCCAGGCCATACGCAGGCGCTGGTTGGCGAAGTCCCTGAACTGAGCGAACGTCTCGTCAGTGATGTTATGCCTGTCCTGTCCGGCGAGCTGGATGCCCTCGAACAAGATGGTGCTGAAGTTCACGGCTCTCATGTGAGGTATCCGTCTGATGTGAAAATTGCCCCGTTGACCACTGTGCGCTTGACGCGGTTTTTCACAGCGATCTCCGGGTTGTGCTTGATGAAGTCGTCCACGAAGGACTTGTCATCCCAGCACGCATAACCGAGGCGTTGGCCCCAGTAATGAAAAGCAGAAAGGGGGATTTGAGCCTTGAGCTCTCCTACCCCCTCCAGACTCGAAGCCGCGTTCGCATGTCGGAACGCTGCCTGCTGCTTAGCCTGGGAACGGGCGGTGACTTCTTGCTTCCGCCATCCGTTGAGGAGTTCCCTCTCCACCTGCTTTCGCAAGTGGGAGGGGATTACCTCAGCAAATGACTGAATAATGTCAGCCACCTGTGGATTAGGCGCTGAAGTCGAACTTACCGAAGGCCAGCGGGTTGTACACGCAGAGGCCGGCGACGGCTTCGACGAGACGCGCTTCGCCACCACCAGCGTTCGGGAGCTCAGTGACCTCAGCGACGTTGCCGCCGTAGCGCACTTCGAGCATGTCGAACGGGATGATGTAGCCCGAGAAGTTGTTCTTCAGGAACAGCGACGGGTGCAGGCGGATCTGGCCGAAGTCGCCCTCGAACACGTCCACGGTGCTGATGTAGGACGGCTCCGAGGAGTCGCGGGTCAGCGTGCGGATGGTGTTGTACTGGTTGGTACCAGAGGCGGACGTCGTGAACACGAGGTTCGTGAACGCGCGCTTCAGGGTCGGGCCGACGATGGCGTCGTAGTTCTTGTACTGGCCGGTCTGGGTGTAGATGCCGGTCAGGACGTCCTGGACGACAGACTCCGTGAGGGAGGCGGTGCCGACGGTGCTGATCTGCGCGGCGGCAGGGCAGAACGAGGAGGCAGCGGCAGGGAGGTCAACCGTGTCGATGTTAGCGGCGGTGACGATCCACTTGTCCAGACCACGGGTGCGGTAGCCGACGGTGCCGTTATCGACCTGAGCACCCTGATTGGCGCACATCGCGACTTCCATCTCGCGCTTGATGAGCGTGATGGCCTTCGAGACGTTGTTCGAGAGTTCGTCGCGGACACCGGCGACGTTAGTGACCGAGGACTGCGTGAGCTTCGAGACGCGGACAGCCTTGCGGAAGAC